GACGGTTCCCGGCCATCGGGGCTGTCGATCTGGCCGATCTTTTGAACGTCACTCGAAGCTGCCGATGCGTTGCGCACCGTGGACTGCCGCCAGACGAGCTTCGGTGAATAGTAGGAAGTCTGACCGCGCTGGATCTTCTCAAGCGCCTTGAGTCCGTCGGGACTGCTGATCTGTTCCGCATAGGGTGCTCCCGAAGCATCCTGCTCCTTGCCACTGATGATTGCCTGAAGGGCCTCCAATTCCTCGCTTTCCAGGTTCTTGAAACGCTTGTGGGTGAGCAGCGGTTCCTCGGAGAGCGAAAGACCCAGCGAGTAGCTGGTCTTGTCGGGATCGGCCGTGTTGTTGTCGGTGCCCGCGTAGTTGCAGACAATCTTCGCCAAGTCGCCCTCGCTGACCTGTGCGGTGACCTGATCAGCGCTGATGAACGGGATCTCCGGGTGGGGCGTGCCGGGTCGTGGGATGAGTTGGGTGATCGAGTTGCGGTGGCAGAAGAAGACCTGGGTGGCGGTCCACTTGCCCTCTCGATCGACCGAGAGCGTGTAGTCCGGCTGCGGGTAGAGCCGTCCGGGCTGGATGGCAATGTGTTCGGGCATCTCGACCCGAGCACCGCGTCAACCGAAGCTGGCAGTCAGGGTGCCATTACCTCCGAGTTTCGAGAGGTGGCTGTTTGCCTGTTGGAGCAACCGGTTCGTCTCGCCTGTCAGTCGGTTGTTCTCTCGCTGGGCGTCGAGCGCACCGGACGAATACCCGCCGCCGCCCACCTTGGCGAGCGAAGTGACGATCGGGGCCAGGCGGGAGGTCTGCTGGTTGGCGACTGGTGCCACGGTGTTCGTCGCGGTAGCCTTCGCACTTGTTTCGGCGGCCTGCCTGACCTCCTCGGGCTTGGGCATGGCGTTGCGGATCGTCTGGACGATGCCTGTCAGCTTGTCCTGCATCCCGGTCGTATCGATGAACTCACCCTTGGCGGCGGTGTCCTCGATTGCCTCCGCCGCTGCGGCCGCCAGACGTTCTCCAAGGCCGGACGATCCCTCTTTGGTGAGCTTGTCGCCGAACTTCTCCATACCGTCAAGGTCGAGTCCGAAGAGCTTGCCGTCCTTCCGGCTGTTGTAGAGCTGGCCGAAGTTCGTGTTCACGTCCTCCGGGCCAAAGCCGAGCAGCTTGTCCATGCCCGGGATCCTGGCGATCTGCTTGATGAGCAAGGCAGCCGCCCATTCCATGCCCGCGGCGATGAAGTTGATGACCGTCTCCATACCCCGGAGGATCTGGTTGTAGAACTTGATCGCGATGCCGATGTAGAGCTTCCCGAGGTTTGCCCACATCGAGCCGTCGGTGAGAGCATTCCAGAGGAATTCAACCGCCACGCGGAATCCGTTCACCAGCGAGTTGATCGCCTCCGTGAACCCGAGCTTCAGAGTGGTAGCGATGAGGTCGAGCATCTGCCCGCTCTTGAAGGCGGCGATGACGAACTGGATGGCGCCCTTCACCGCCTCGCCCGCCCGCTTAGCCATCGGCGCGAGCTTCTGGACGAGTCCGATGGCTTCCGCGATGAGTGGCCGGATTGCATCGTTGATCGGCTGGCCGAGGATCAGGAAGGTTTCGTTGATCGCGTCCTTGAGGGTCGAGAACAGGCCGGTGGTGGTCTGGCTCTGGGCGGCCATCATGCCGTGGAATTTCCCGCCCTCGGAGGTGAGTGAGATAAACGCCTGCTCGATGGCCGGGAACCCGACCTGCCCGGACTCGACGAGCTTCTTCACCTGTGAATCCGAGACACCGAACTGCTTTGCCAGCTCGCCGATGATCGGGATGCCGCGACCGGTGAGCTGGTTGATGTCCTCGGCGAAGAGCCGTCCCTGGACCCGCGCCTTGCCGTAGAGTTCCGCGATCTCGTTGACCGGCGCCTGGATGCCCGCGGACACATCTCCGATTCGCCGCAGGGTTTCGGGCACGGTGTCGGCACCCTCACCGAATGCGATCAGCTTCCGGCCGGCGTCCGCCAGTTGCGGAAACTCGAACGGCGTCTGCGCTCCGAGTTCGCGGAGCTTGAGAAGCGTTTCCTCGGCCTTCTGTGCGTCGCCGATGAGCGTGGTGAACGCCACCTGAGTCTGTTCGAAGTCGGCGGCGGCATTGACCGCCTTCACCCCGGCACCGACCGCAGCCGCTCCTCCTGCCAGGGCGGTTCCGATCCCGGCCTTGAGCGCCGTGCCGGTGAGAGCGAAGCCCTTCTGCAGGGCGAGCGCACCACCCTTGCCGAGCCCGGCGAGACCGGCACCCGTGAGCCGACTCATCCGGCGGGCCGACGACGCCACCAGGTCGCCGGCACTCGTCATCGCCCGCTTGAGGGCGGAAATGTCGGCTCCGAGGGTGACGGTCAGGGCGCTCACGCCCCGGCGTCAGAGTCAACCGACTTGATTTCAGGAGGGATCAGGCGCATCTTCCCTACGTGGTGACTCTCAGTGAAATCGAGGCGCTCGCGCTACAGCTTCCGCAATCGGACCGTGCCAAGCTGGCCGCGGGGATGCTGGATTCGCTGCCGGCGGTTCTCTCGGACGAAGACGGCGGATTGGCTGAAGCTCGCACCAGAAGCGAGGAAATGGATCGGGATCCGTCTTCCAGCCTCAGTCACGAAGAGTTTGTCGCGGCGGTGCGGGAAGGCCGGTGACCGCGACCTACCACAGGCTGGCGGTTCGCGATGTCCGCGAGATTCTCGACCACTATGAAGTGGAGGGTGGCCGGGCGCTTGCCGATCGCTTTTTCGACGAACTGCTCGCGGCCATCGGGAAGGCAGTGAAGAATCCACGTTATTTCCATCCGATCGACGAACGGTTCCGCCGGGCGAATCTTCCGGGGTTTCCCTATCACATTCTCTATGAGGAGCGCGATTGGGGCATCAAGGTGCTGGTGGTCAGGCACCATCATCGGCGTCCGAGCTACGGGACCCGGCGTCAGTAGTGCCGCTGAGCCATTGCAATCTGAGTTGGGTGATCTGGTCCTTCAGGCTCGGCGCGTCGGTGATTGCGGTGCTCCAGCGGGTGCGGACCGAGTTCCGGCGGAACAGGCAGTGCTGGTACTGCGCGAGGCGGGTCATCGGCATGAACAGGACCCGTTCCTCGGGCCAGCCGGTTTCGGCGGCGATGGCGAAGACCTGGGCGGCTAGGAAACCGGGCTCGTCGCAGGGAGGGGCTTTTTTCCGACTCCCGACGCGGGATCAACCTGTGCCGCCTCCAGCTCCTTCGACTGTTCCTCCAGACGCTTGAACGCGGTCTGGAAATCGGCCGGGGTCAGGCTCCCGCAGAAGATGAGCGTCTCCTCGCGAAAGCGCTGGTCGTCGAATGAGGCGCGCACGACCTCGGGCCACGAAGCACAGTGGGCGAAGACGAAGCCCATCAGCGCGGAGGTGAATTCGGCCGTGCCCTCCTCGGGCATCTCGCCCTTCACCAGCGGGTTTCCGGTTCGCAGCATCACGTCGTAACTGGCCAGGGAAAGGGGCCGCATCGAGTGACCACCGACGATCGTCTCGATCTCGTGGAACGCGGAGGAAAGCAGGCTTTGGCGGTCGGTGTCGTCCATCTTGCTCACAGGTTGTTCACAGGTTCCGGAGGATCAGTTCCTCGGTCCGAGGCGAGGCGTCGAGGGGGATGAGCGCGATTTTGCCACGACGCCGAACGCAGCCGAGGGGCACGTCGCGCTTCACCTTGTCGACGAGACGGTGTCGGTTGAGCAGCGCGCACTTGATGTAGGCGAACGGGTGCTCCGGGTGGGCGAGGTGCCACTCGTCGTCGTTCCATGCGTCGATGAGTTCCCTGGTCTGGAACTTTCCGTCGGCGCTCTGCGGTTCGAAGAACCAGACGACCCGCTCGCCGTGGATCCCGTCGCCGACGACCCGGACGAACGGTTTCTCGGCGAGCGGGATGCCAACGGCGGTCAGGGCGGAGGCGAGGTCGGTGTTGCTGGTGGCGGTGGACGAGAGGTGGGATACGGATTTCATCGTGAGATCTGGGATCAGGCGGCGAGGCTCAGGAACGGATAGTGGCGGGCGGTGAGGTCGATCTTCTCGAAGTCCTCGTTGTTAAGGCTGCGGCTGACCTGCATCAGGATCGTGGTGCCTCCGCTGGACTGAAGGTGTGCCGGAACGCTGTTCGCCAGGGCCAGGGCCGCGCCGATCTTGCCGGCGAAGGGCGAATCCTTGGCGACGAGCCCCGAGAGCTTGATCTCGACCATTTCCTGATAGAGCGAGAGGCCGATGACCTCGCCGCCCTTGTCGAGGACCGGCTTCTCTTGGTTGGAGAAATCGAACGACAGGTCGGTGATCAGGATTCCGGACTCGTCCTGG